GTAGCATGCTGTCTATCTTTTGATGCTTTTTTATTGTAATAATCTTTTGATTTCTCTTCAGCATTACTTCCTTTGGTACCACTCGCTGTACTTACAGGAGAGTTGGTCTTAGGTGCTGAACTTATTAAAGTATCACCCTTTTTACCTGTAAATGCAGCTCCTCTGTTAGCTCTGTTCTGTTCATACTGAGCTTTCTTTTTATCACTAATTTCACTATCAGTAACTCCTGCATTTTTCTTAGCATAAAAATCTGTAGCAGATTTACCATCATCTTTGGTAAACATACTATTACCAATCTTAAATGAATCTGAGAAAGAAAAACTATCATCATTATTAAATGTAGGAGTTTTTGAAAATACATCACCATCAATTAAATTCATATAATTCATTGCTTGGTCTT